AGCGCGGGCAAGCAACGGGCCGTCGTACTGGGCGACCTGGCGGCCGTGGCCGCAGCCGAACGCAAGCCGGAGGAAGCCTGCGACTGGGCGCTGAAGGCTCTCAACCAGCTGTCGGTCACGTGGTACGCCACCGGCATGGACCGGGTACGGGACGTCCGGACCGCGCTCCACCCCTGGAACGGACACCCGCGGGTGGCCGAGCTGGACGACGAGATGTTCGGGTGGCGCGCGACCGTCAGCGCTCTCCAGCGTTGATCTTGGCGATCCTCTCGGGGAGCTCGGTGAGGCTGTCGACGCGCATGGTCGGCAGCCTCACGGCGTCCTCGGTGTGCCACTGGATGTGGGCCCACGGGCCGCGGCGGATGAGCGCGGTGAGCATGCCCGCGGCCAGCGCGGGGAGCACGTCGTTGTCCATTCGGTCGCCGACGTAGAGGATCTCTTCGGGGGCGAACGGCACCGCCTCGGCGACCCGGACGAAGAACTCCGGGTCGGGCTTGCTCGCGCCCCAGTCGTCCGAGGTGCCGATCAGGTCGACGTCCCTGGTGAACAGCGCCCTGAGGATGTGGCCGGCCCGCACGGTCTGGTTGCCTGCGATACCGAGCCATAGCCCGTCGGCACGGAGCTGGGCCAGCGCGGGGCGTACGTCGGGGTAGAGGTCCTCTTCACCGAAGTGCTCTGGCTGCCCTGCCGCGGCCCGCGCCTCGCGTTCGGCGTACAGGTCGAAGCCGGGCCGGAACTCCTGGAACACGTCCCTGTAGTCGCGGCCCTGGGCGATGACCGCGCCGAACATGGCGGCGAAGGTGTGGCGCGGCACGCCGAGCCAGTCGGCCCACGTGCCGTACTCCCGCGTCTCGTCTACCAGGCACTCACCGACGTCGAAGACCACAGCGCGAATCATGGCGACAACATAATCGGCAGCCCGGCATGACGAAAGCGCCCCCTTCCGCGCAGCAGCGCGGAAGGGGGCGTCGTCTACAGGCGGCGGCGGTCGAGAACGGCCGGCGGGCTGCTCGACGAGGATGGCACCGGCTGCGGCGCCCCGTCCCGGCGGCACACGAGAGCGTTCGGGTCGCCAGCGGGCGCCTGGAGGGAGTACCCGGCAGGGCAGGGCTGACCGTCCGTGCCGTCCTCGCCGGGCGGCCCCTGCGGACCCTGTGGCCCGGGCGGGCCCTGCTCTCCCTGTGGTCCGGCGGGCCCGGGTTCGCCCTGCGGTCCGGGTGGGCCAGCCTCGCCGTCCTGCCCGTCGGTGCCGTCGGCTCCGGCCTGTCCGACCCCGGCGGCCCCCGCCGCCCCGGGGCGTCCCGGCGACCCGCTCGGCCCAGGGGATCCGGCCGGCCCCGACGGTCCCGGCGGTCCGGTGTCACCGCGGGGGCCTGTCGGTCCGGCCGGGCCCGTCTTTCCTTGCCCGGGCTCGCCGCGGCTCCCGGGCGGCCCGGCGACCGGGTGGCCGCCAAGCCGCTCTACCTGCGCCGCGAGTTGGTCACGCGCCAAATTCGCGTTGTGCAGCTCCACCTGTAGGGACCGGATGCTCAGGAGGATGCCGCCGAGGATCAGGCCGAGCGCGACCGCGGCGGCCAGTGCAAGGGCGTCACCGCGGCGCCAGCGGCGCTCCTCGGCGCGTAGTGCGTGGCGGGTCACGATGCTGCTCCCTGGGCGAGGAGGATGATGACGGGCAGGAGGATCCCGAGCAGGGGAATGACGACGGCACCGATCAGCCACCGGCGGGTAGCGACAAGCTTCTCCGCGTCCTTCTCCCGCAGGGTCTCCAGCGTGGAGACCCGGGCGCCGAGCGCCTCATGGCGCAGGTCGTAGATCCGCTGGTCGACTTTCTCGTCCATGCGGCGGCCGAGTTCCTGGATGTCCTCCCGCACGTCGGTGAGCCGATCCTCGAACCGTCTCACGACTTCGCCGAGGGTCGGCTCATCGGACATGTGGGTGCTCCGTTCCTTAGCGCGCGATCGGGCCGCGCGGGGTGTGCTTCGCTGCCCAGCCGGCCACGAACGTGACGGCGGTGGGGACGAGGGCGAGGACGAACGGCTCCAGCGCGTCCGGCAGTCCGCCGACCAGGCCGGCGTTGTCCTGGATCGCGGTCAGGATGGCCAGCAGGCCGGTACTGGCGAGGTAGGCGGCGACGGACGCGGCGGTGACCTTCTTCTCTACGGGTGCAGCCATGAACGGTGCTTCCTTCTGTGAGGTGGTACGGGGGGTGATCAGGCGGCCCAGCGCAGGGCGCGCAGGACGCGACGCTCCACGCGGGCGGGGCGGTCGCAGAAGATCTCGACCTTGAGCTGTTCCTCGGCGTCGAGCCGGCCGGTGCGGTGGGCGGCCACGTCGAGCCGGCCGTCGTCGCCGATGACGCCGACGTCCACCGACAGATCGAGCGACGGCCGGCCGGTGGCGAGAGGCAGATCGTGATACCGGGCCCGGACGCGGGCGCCGGGCTCGCCGACGACGGTGACGTACGCGGTTGCCGCGTACGCGCACGGGCCCTGGAGAAGCGCGGTATCTGCGGCCATCCGCAGGAGCGTGTACTTGCCGGGCTCCAGCTCCGGGCCGCCGGTCTCGGACTCGGTGATGACGTCGGGCATGTCGGGGTCCTCCTGTACGGGGGCGGGGGCGGTGTGCTGAGTGGGGTCGGTGCCGCCGCCACCGGCGCGGGCCCGGATGGCGGGGAAGATGAGCTCGCGGAACTGGCGGGCGCGGGCGTCGCCGGGGCATGCGGTGCCGCCGACGGACCACTCGGGGTACATGCGGTGGTAGCCGTAGCCGGGGTCGGATGCCGAGCGGCAGATCCGCAGCGGGATGCCGTGGCGCTGGTGCAGCCACACCCCGAGCTGGATCAGGGCTTCGATCTGGGCGTCGGTCCACGGGTCGGTGTGCTGGAGGTTGGAGGCGGTCTCGATGGACACGGCGCCGGTGCCGTCCGGTCGCCGGTTGGCTTGGTAGTTGGCGTCGGCGCGGGTCTCGGTGCCGATGTACTGGGCGAGGTCGCCGGCGTACCCGAGGCCGAAATGACTGTCCAAGGACGTGCTGTCTCGCCAGTACTCGTACATGCGGCGTGCGGTCCATGGCGCGGCGATGCTGTGCAGGATGAACTGCGTGGGCCGGATCGCGGGCTGTGTGTCCGACTCGGGCTGCAACTCCATCCGGGTCGCGGCGGGATACCAGGCCATGACGGGTCCTTTCAGATGAGCCGTGCGTAGCGGGGGGCGAGGCCGATGGAGCCGCCGAGACCCCACTTGCCGCCGGTGGTGGCGCCCGACGTGCGGCGGGCCTGGATGCTGACCTTGACCTCCGCGTCGGCGAGGTACGGGGTGAGGTCGATGACGGGGGCGGCGAACTGGAAGCTGAACGTGGGCGCGACCGACCCGGACGCCACGACGGTGGTGTCGTTCAGGAGCACCTGCCACTCACCACCGGAGTTCGCGGCCGACACCTGATCGCCGATCGCCACCAGACCGAGCGCGAGCGTGGCGGTGCGCGGGGTGAGGACGGTCTCCCACATCGTCGTGAAGCCCGTATAGCTCTGGTACGGCATGGTGTGCAGACCAACAGGGAAGAGCGGCAGCTCGTCCGGGCGGGCCGGGTCGCGGCGCCGCAGGTCCGCGACGAGCCGCTCCAGCCGCGTAAGGCGCTGGATCAGGTTCGGGGTGCTGGCGTACTGGGGCATGTCACACCGCCGCGCAGGTGAGGGAAACCCGCTCGGGTCCGGAGCGGGCGGAGTTCTCGATGCCGACGATCCGCAGCACTGCCTCACGTCCACCCGGCATCTGCGTGGACGGCTCGACGATGAACAGCGCCTCGTCCCCCACGCTGTAGCTGCCGAACTGTGGGTCGGTGTCCGCCGACACCGTGAACCGCGGCTGCACCTGCGCCTGCGACCGCGCGGCGAGCTCCGCTTCGGTGAGCGACGCGAGACGGCCCGCGGTCTTCACGCCGTCCCACCGGGACACCGACTCCAGCAGCGGCCACCCGGACGCCAGCATGTCGGTGTGCTGCGCCACCGACTGGAGCACCGCCGACCCGGACCCGTCGCCGAGCCCGGACACCTCCGTCGCCAGCGCCGTGCCGTCCTCCGGCCATTCGTAGTCGACGATCGACGAGGCGTGTCCGCCGTGCACGAAAACGAGGCCGGATTCTGCGGCGGTCCGGCCGCGCCGCGGGTAGTAGGTGACCGCGCGCCGGTAGCGGGTCGGTGCGCTGCCGTTGGTGGGGTTGGTCCATCCGACCTCGATGCCCCAGTCGAATCCGTCCGCGGCACTGGCGAGGTCGCTGATCGCCTTGTAGATCTCGGTGCGCTCCTGCGCCTCGTACGTCACCGACCGGGTGATGCCGTGCCCGGTGCCGGCGAGTGCGGTGATGTCGACTCCGATGTCCCCGCCGGCCTGCGCGTGCGCGTACCGCAGCAGCGACCAGGCAATGTGCTTCTGGTCGGGGTAGAGACGCTGCCCGTCCGGCACGTAGTCCGTGTCGGTGATCTTCGTGGTGTCGGTGGATAGGGTCGTCTTGACGTAGCGGCGCTGGTAGTACGACGGGAACTCCGCTGCCTGGACGTCGCGGCCGCCCTTGGCGGTGGTGCGGGCCCACACGATGCCGCCCCACACGATGACGCCGTCCCGCTCCACGTATAGCGCGGTCCGGCCCGGGACCGTGGCGGCGTCCGGGTCGAGCGGGAGGGTCTCGTCGGAGTACGGCACGGTGGCGCGTAGCGTGCCGATCCCTGACAGGGCTGTCGAGTAGGTGACCCCGCGCAGCGGGAGTTCGGCGAGGAGGGTGTCGGTGCGCAGGTCGCACAGCAGGTAGCTGTACTGGTGCCGGACCGCGGCGCCTGCCGGGGTGCTCATACGGCCCGCCCTCTGACGCCGTCGAGCTGCACCCAGTTGCCGGTGGCGAGCGCCTGCGACCCGTTGGTCAGGGAGATCGCGCCGAGCGGGCTGACGTCGATCCGGACGTAGTTCTGCGCCACCGATGTGCCGCCGACGCCACGGATCCACGTGGCAGGGAACAGAGCAGCAGGCAGCGTGCCCACGTTCGCGTTCGCGCCTGCGGCCACCGCGGTCCCCCGGATCATGCCGGACAGTTCGAGTGTCCCGTCGGCGGTGATGCGGGCCATCGGCGCCGGGTCGGAGCCGCCGCCGTTGGGCACCCACGATCCGACGAGGGTGATCGCCTGCCAGGATGTGGGCTTCGGGTTGAGGGTGGCGGTGGTGCCGTCGCTCTTGCCGTACACGAACATGTCCGTGTCCGTGCGGTACATCACCTGCCCCGGGTGCGGGCGGGCCGGGGTGAGCGCCGCGGTGACGGGCAGGATCCCGCCGGCAGCGACCGCGTACACCCGGACGTCGGTGATGGTCCCGCTCGTGACGCTCGTCTGCGACGGGGCGATGGCGATGTCCGCCAGCGGAATGCTGTTGGCAGGCAGCGCCGGCCGGACCGCCGCGCCGGCACTCGCCGCGTACGCCCCCTTGATCACCTCAAGGCGCCACTCATTGGCCGAGCCGGACGTCTCGGCGTCGTACACGGAGGCGACCACGCAGTCCTTCCGGTACTGCCCGGCGCCGCCGGCCGCGTCGATCGTGAGGGTGACGTCGCCGTCGGTGGCGCAGACGTAGGCGCCCTGTCCGCCGGTGTCGCGCTGGTCGATGTAGCAGGTGCCGCCGGACACGATGACGGACATGTTCGGCGTGCCCTGCGCCCTGACCTTGAGCTGGTAGTTCTGGTAGCTGGGCTTCACTCCGGACCGGACGCGTACCGGCGCGGCCTCGTCGGCGGCCGTGCCGTGGTAGCCCATGAGGCCGGACAGGGCGAGGCGGTCGGTCCGTGCCGGGTAGCTGCCCGCCTGCATCCACGCCGGGGGGTTGATCAATGCCACTGGTGTGCTCCTCTCACAGCGTGGTGTCCCGCCACGTGACCGTCAGCAGGGATGCCTGACCGGGCGCGCCCGCCAGGGCGCTTCCGCGGTAGACGAGTTCGTTCGTGCCGGGCAGCAGCAGAGGCCACACCGATCCGGCGCGCACCCACGTGCGGCGCGGCGCTGAGCCGTTGAGCAGCACCGCCCGGGTGCGGGTGTCGATCAGCAGGAACTCGCCCGGCTGGAGGGTGCCGTCGACGACGAGCGTCGATCCCGTCCCGACGTGCTCGATCGACGGGGCGGCGACGGGCCCGTCCAGCCGCAGCACCGGGAATGCGTCGGCGGCGCCGGCGTTGACGGCAGTCATCCGGCCGGTCGTCCCCATCGCGCCGTACGTACGGGGATGCACCAGCGGATACGTGCGGCCCACGCTCGGGCTGTAGGCGGTGGTGCTGGTGCTCTTCTCCTCGACGCCGTACACGTACGGGTCGGGGCAGTAGATCTCCAGCGCCGCCGTGCCGGTGCGCCACAGGTGCTCCGCGTCGTACGGCAGTGCCCGCTTCCGGATCTTGCCGTACACGAGGGCACCCCAGTCCACGAACGTCAGCGGCAGCGGGGTGCGCTGCGGTTGCGTTGCCGCGCGCAGGGCCAGCGTCAGCGCGCGCAGCTCGTCCGGGGTGTCGGCGACGAGGGACAGGCCGAGCTGGATCGTGCGCCCCTCGACGTAGTCGGGGCCGGAGTAGTCGCCGTGCTGGCCGGTGCGCTCCTCGTCCTCGGCGCGGACGCCGGGCAGATCGTCCAGCCCGGACAGGGCGGTGACGTGGTAGGCGGATCCGGGCCCGAACACGAGTCCGTTCCACTCGATGGCCCCGAGACGCTGCGTGTCAGCCATGGGTGCCCCCCACCAGTCCGCGCCAGGACAGGGCGCGCAGGATGCCGTCCGGGCTGGCGTCGCCGCCGGACAGGTTGAACGTGTAGTGCGTGTCGCCGCCGGCCAGCGGCGCGGCCGGTCCGGCGACCGCACTCGCGGCCATGCTCGGCACGCTGGCGGTGATGCTCTGGAGCTGCGCCCGCAGCGCGGGGAGCTGCGCGGCAATGCCCGCCTGGAGGCCCTCGATGAGCAGCCGGCCGGACGGGGCGAGGATCGTCGCGTCCCGCTCGGCCGGCCCCTTCCAGTCGGGCAGCTTGTCCGTGATGCCGCCGAGGGTGCCGGACAGGGACGGGATCATCGACGAGATGCCGTTGATCAGGCCGCGGACGATGGACTGCCCGATGCCGTACAGCATGCCTGCCGCGCCGGACAGGGCACCCTGAATCCGGCCGGGGATCGACTGGAACACGCCGATCACGCGGCCGAGGGCGTCCTGTGTGGCGCGGATCATCGAGGAGCCCATGGCGTACACGCGGGACGCGACGCCGTTGGCGAGATCCTGTAGGGCGGGGTAGATGCCGTGCTTGAGCCGCTGCCAGTGCCCGCCGACATCCCTGCTGGTGTTTTCGGACAGGGTCTTGGCGTGGCCCATGGCGGCCGACCAGTCACCCCGCATCAACGCGGCCATGGTCTTCAGCGCGGGGATCACGTAGTTGGTGATGACGTGCCAAACGGTCTCCAGCCCGCCGCTCACCAGCATGGACAGGCCCAGCATGATCGGGCGGAGGATCGGCGCGAGATCCTCGACGAGCGCTGAGACGAGGTCGAGGACGCCCACGATGAGCGGCGTCACGGCTTCTAGGATCTTGGCGAATCCCTGCCCCATCGCGGTCAGTCCCGGGGCGAGTTCGATCAGTACCTCGGTGAGCAGGGGGAAGAGTGTCTCGGCGAGGCGGACGAATGGCGGCAGGATCTTGGGGAGTACCTCGGTGGCGAGCGTCTCGAAGATCGGCATCAGTAGTGCCGCGAGGTTCTTCGCGAGCTGCGCCACGAACGGTGCCGCTGCCTGGAAGATCTGGGAGAGCGCCTCAAAAAGGGGCACGAGTGCGGGCAGGAGAGCGCTGATCAACTGGGCGGCCACGTCGATCAGCGGCAGCGCCGCCACGATGAGCTCGCCGAGGGCGCCGGCCGCGGTGACGAGGACCGGCCCGAGCGCCTCGAAGATTTTCAGCAGCCCGGCGCCGAGGTGCTCGATGAGAAGCTGGATCGGCGGGCCGAGCTGCACCATGATGCCGGCGATGGTGCCCAGCACCGACGCCAGCAGCGGGCCGGCGGCCTGCGCGAGCTGAGCCATGACGCCGAACAGCGCGCGCAGCCCAGCCTGTACCTGCGGGCTGGCGAACGCGGCCGCCATGGCGCCGGTGATCTGCTCCAGGACGCCGAGGAATCCGCCGCCCTCGGCCTGCGCGGCGCTGAAGATGGAGCGGACGACGCTGAAGACGTTGCCCGCGATGGTGCCGAGCTGGCTGAGCAGGTCGAGCGCCTGATCGATCGCTCGCTCCATCGCGCCCGACTCGAACGCGGCGGTGAGCTTCTGCGAGATCCGGTCGGCGAATCCCGCGGCGCCGGACGTGAGCCGGTTGAACGCGGGCGCGGCGGCGGCACCGATCTGGATCAGCCCGGCAGTGATCTGCCCCGGGATGCGGCGCATGTTGTCCAGGCCCCGCGTTGCCCCGTCCACCGCCTTGCCCAGCGTTCCGCTCTGGGCCATGTCCGTGGCGGCGGTCGCCATCCCCTTGGCCATGGCGCGGGTGGAGTCCGCCGCGTCGAGCAGGCCGCGCCGCAGCACCGGCAGGGTGGCGGTCGCGGTGGTCTTCAGGGTGTCGTCGAGGCCGCGGAAGAACCGATCCTGTACCGCCTGCTGAAGTGAGCGGAGTTGCGGCGCCAGGGTGCGGACCTGCTGCGCGAACGCCCTCGCGTTCGGGCTCAGCTTCTCCAGCGCCTTATTGAACTCGGCCGCCTTGCTCGGATCGAGGGCGGCACCGATGGCCTCGTCCATGCCGACCATCGCAAGACGCACCGCGCCGGAGGCGAGCTGGATCGCCATCATCGCCGAGACGCCCACCGCGGCGGCCGGCGCGATCTGCGCCAGCGTCGCGACGAGCCCGGCGACGATCGGCACCGCGCCGCCGATTGCTGCGCCCGCGGCGGCGAACGGCACCGCGAGGCGTCCGCCGATGCTGCCGACGGTGCTGACCACGCGGCCGATACCCGCGGCGAGGCGGCTGGTATCGAGCCCGCCCAGCCGGTCGTTCGCCGATTCGACGAGACGGCTGATCTGCCGGCGGGTGACTGCCTGCGCGAACCGCAGTCCGCTGACGAGCCGGGACAGGTCGAGGCTCACGCGGCCTGTCAGCTCCGGCTCATCGCCGGCGGGCGTGGTCATGGGGTGTGGTCACCTCCTCTCACTGCGGTTGCATGGCGGCCAGGGCCAGCAGGGACGGTCCTGCCGATGGCGCCTGCTCGGGTGGGGTGTTGGCGCGGCGGTGCTGCTCGGTGAGGGTGAGTAGCTGCGCGAGGGTCAGCTCCCAGAAAGCGGCGTCGCTGCGGCCGAGGGTGACGGTGCCGATGTAGTAGAGCTCGGGCCACGGAAGGTGTTCGGGACCGTCAGAGGGACGTCGGTGTACGGCCCCGACGGGGCCATCGCTTCCCCCTGCGGGAACGCCTCCGCGAACGCCTGGGACATGGCGGTGATGACGTCCTCGAAGTGCGTGAAGTCGAGCAGGTCACCGAGCTCGGCGCGGTCGCTCTGGCGGACGTAGCGGACGGCGGTGACCTCGCGTACGTCCCGGGAGGTCTTGCGGCCGTCGGGTGTCTCTTCGCGGACGGTGGTGACTCGCTCGGTGATGTGCGGGACGAATCCGCCGGAGCCGGTGAGCCCGGCGCCGATGAGCTCGATCATGGGTCCGATGACGACGCCGGACAGGCCCTTGCCGTCGAGGGCCTCGAACGCCTTGAGGACGTTGTCGATGCCGCCGTGTCGCTGCTCCAGCAGGGCGAGGGAACCGAGCGAGTAGCGCAGGCGGGCGGTGGTGCCGTCGGCGAAGTGGATTTCCCGCCCGAGGGCGGCGAGCTTGTGCACGCTGGTCATGGGTGATCCCTTGAGTCAGTGCCGGGTTTCGGCCTGCGGACGGGGGAGCGGGCCGGGCGGGTGCGCGAGCGAAAGGCGCGCCGCGCCCGGCGGTCAGGCGATGGCGGTCGCGGACTCGTTGAGGACGACGGAGATCCACTTACCGGAGGACTGGAGCGGGTCGGCGGTCGCGCTGAAGCTCGCGATGCGGTAGTCCTCCTCGGCGAACCCGAGGTCCGGGAAGGAGGAGAGCGTCAGCTTGTGCAGCACGACGTGGAGGTCACCGCCGACGATGTCCATGCCGTTCGGCGGGGTGACCCCTTCGAGCTTGAACGGCGGGAACGTGGCGTCGTCGCTGCTGAGGTCCCACACGGTCTTCTGCGACGGAGTGGTCCCGGAGTCCGTGACCGCGCCGCCGAGAATCGCGACGAGCACGTCAAGGCTGAGCTTGGCGTGCGTGACGGACACCTGAACGCTGGAGATCGCCGAGTTCGAGGCCAACGGCCCGTTGTCGCCGCGGAGGCTCTTCACCTCCACCTCACCCGACACCTCAAAGCTCTTGATGCCGGGCACGTCGATGGGCGACCCGTACGTCGGGGAACCGCCCGCCGGGTCGGCGGTCAGCGGGGAGATCTTGGCGTCCTGGATGCCATACACGCGGGTGAAGCGCTGAAGAGGCATGGGGTGTCCTTCCTGGTGCCGGGGTCCGGCCCTGCGGGGTCTACTCGGGCTGCTCAGCCGCAGCGGCGGCCGACGGGTACGGGTCGACGGGCGGCTCCGGGTCCGGCTCCGCAGGCACCGTCTCCAGCGTCGAGCCGGGGATCTGCGCGGCGAGCGACTCATCAACCGGGCCGGCGTCCTGCGGGGGGATGATCTGGTCGACGATCCACCACGTGCGGCCCGGCATGCCGGGGGTGTCGTAGACGATGACCGCCCCGGAGCTGACGATCATCGCGACGTCCGGCGGGATCCGCAGGACCGTGTCCCCCGGGGTGGGCGGCCACGCCGTGCCGAGGTAGGCGACGACGTGCTCGCGCTGGAGGGAGATCCAGTAGATCGTGCTCATGCGGGGGTCACCTCGGCGGGCAGGAGCTCACGGCGGAGCTCGACGGTGATGGAGTGCCGGACCTTGTTGTCGGCGATGGGGATGCGGTCGATGTCCTGAACCCGCACGGCGTGCACGCGGGCCGGGTGAGCGGGCAGCGGCCGGCCGTGGAGCGCGTGCGCGATGGCCTCGGCCAGCCCGTACCGCTCGGCGTTGCGGGTGCCGGTGCCGACCTTGACGCGGGCGAGCTGCACAAGGTCGACGGTGGCCACCTCGGTGATGACGAGGGACGCGCCCGGGTCGCCGAAGTCGCCGTTGCCGCGGCCGTCCATGCCGACGCTCACTGCCTCCTGGACGACGATGTACGGCTCGGCCTGCCCCGGGCGGGGCCCGTCGCGGAACACCGGCACACCGAACGACAGAGATTCGAGGCGGGCCTTGATGGCGCCCGCGGTGGTCGCGGCCATCACCGCACCCGCCGTCCGGCACGCGCGAGCTCCTCGCGCAGCCACGTCTCAGCCATCGCGATGGCCGGCCGGAGGAACGGGTGAGGGGCGGTGCCCGGGTGGTCGACGTACGCCACCGGGTGCGCGGCGCCCGGCCAGTACAACGCCTGCTTGTTGCGGGGGTAGATGCGGTGGGGGGCCGTGCCGTACTCGACGTGCTCGGCGTAGGTGACGTTCGTGCCGACGGTGACGGTGTAGGCGCGGCCGTGGTCCTCGGCTCGGTGCACGATCGACGAGCGGAGCCGGCCGGTGTCCACCGGCGCCCTGCTCCGTGCCTCGTTCTGCACCCGGATGCCGGTGCGCCGCGCTGCCTGCTTGGACTCGTCGGACAGGCGGCCGACCCATCGGCGTAGGCCGCGCTCGAACTGGCGGGCGTCCATGCTGAACGATCCGGATACGGCCACGTCAGACACCGCCGATCAGCGCGGGACGGTTGATGTAGCTGACGAGCAGGGCGTCAACCTGCGTCGATCCGGTCGACGCCGACGGGGCGACGGGCGTCGTCTCGTCGGCGTCGTTCTCGATGCGGACGTTGTTGCCCTCGTCGTCCACCTCGACCCCGCCACCGCCGGCCGCGGTGTCCGCGTCGGACGGTGCGGCGGCGGCCTGGAGGTGCGCGGCCAGCAGTGCGCACGCCTTGCCGACGAGGGCCGGCACCGCGGCGTATCCGAATTCCCCGGCGACCTTGACCTGTTCGGCACGCCACCGGTCCCACAGTCCGGCCCACCCGCCGTTGTACGACTCCGCACCGGCGACCAGATCGTCGTACCCGCCCCACGCGAGATGGACGGCGTCGATCTGTCCGAGCACGTCAGACGACGTGACCCGGTACGCCGACGCAGGAAGCGACGGCCCGTCGTCACCGCTGACGACGGGCGTCACCGACGTGACGGAGCGGACGCGGCGCGGAAGGATGACCAGCCCATCCGCACCGACGTCCGCCACCACCACCAGGGGAGTGGGCTCGAAAAACTGCCACGTATAGAGAGTGATCCGCTCCGCGGCAGCGGCGATCCACGCGGCTACCTCGGCATCGGTGCCGGTGCAGCCCGCGTCCCTCGCCTCAGCCACGGAGCAGTACGCCACGGGTCAGCCCTCGTCCTTGGCGTCGTCGCCCTGCTCGGCATCGGCGGCGTCCAGCTCACGCCGGACGCCCTCGGTGATGACCTGTCCCTTTGCGACGATCTGCCGGGCGTACCCGCCCGGGTGGGCGTGGACCACCGGGCCGGTGGGCTCGCCGGTGCCCGCCGCGTCGAGCGCGCGGAACGCGTCCGACGGGGCGGTCTGCCCGACGTCCCACCCGGTGCCGGCGCCGTACTCCTGCGTCCGGACGGTCGCCGCCGGCCGCGTCTCGGCGGTCTGCTGCTCGGTGGGCTTGCTGTTGCGTGCGGCCATCGCTGGCCTCCTCACGGTGTCGTGTCGAGTGGGGCCGGAGCGGATCAGGTGGCGGCGGCGAACGTCACCCGGACGAACGCCTGCGGGGTGTGCACAGCGACGTTCGCGCGGCGCTCGGCGAGGATGACGAGGGTGTTCGCGGTGAAGTAGTCCGCGTGCGAGTCGGTCATCAGGATCGTGATGCCCTGCCGCTCCCACAGGGTGGCGCCGGTGCGGAATCCGCCGAGGAGCGCCGTGCCCGCGGTCATGGCGACCGTGGTGACGACGGTCAGCCCCCACAGCCGCATCGGGGCGCCAGCGTCGGTCACGTTGGTGATGACGCGGAACTGTCCGTTCTGGTCCTGGTCCAGCTCGATGTCCTGCCAGTCCAACGGGTTCATCACCACGGCCGTCGGCGGGTACAGCGCGAGCTCGCCCTGAGTCTTGGCCTTGCGGACCGTGATCAGCTTGGGGTCGGTGTTGCCCACCCCGGGCTGGTACGAGCCGATGCCGGGGGTGGTCAGGATCCCCTGCATCTCCGTGGTGCCGTTGCCTGTGAGGATCTGCCGATCCATCTTGTACTCAAGGCCATAGGTGAGGCGGCCGTTGATGTAGCCGACGAGCTGGCCGTTGTCGTCCGCGGCCTGCCTCGTGATGGGCACCCAGTGCGCGACCGTCTTGAGCGTCGTGGTGATCAGGTCAAAGCTGAACGGCCCACTCATGGGCTTGTCCGCGCCCTCGGCGACCACGGCCGCCTTGTTCCACGTCGACTGCGGGCCGGACGTGTCCCGCATGTACTCCAGCGTGGTGCCGTCCGACGTCTGCCGGTCGAGCAGCGACGCCACCAGCAGCGGGAAGTCCGGGTTCTGCGGGATGATCCCCGGTACCCGGGTGTTCTGCTGCGGCTGTGTGCCGGTGGTGACCGTGCCGGCCGGGGCCGCGCGGTGCTCCACGGCGAACTTGCCCTGCTTGCCGTTGGCGCGGAAGTTTTCCAGTGCCTTCGAGCGGACGAACGCCTCGGCCGCGGTGACCGGGTGCGGGTTGCCGTTGTCGTCCGGCTGCATCCCCGGGGTGTGCCGCTGGCCGGGCTGCGGCTGCGGGTCGCCGGCAGGGAGCTGCGCGGAGCGCAGGGCCCGGAGGCGGGCGTCACGCTGCTGCGCCTGCTCGATCTGCGCGGTGATCTGGTCGGCGCGGGCGATGAGCTCGTCGACGTCGCCGTCGTAGTCCGGGTCGGCGAGGAGCCGCGCGACCTCGTCACGCTGCTCGATCAGGGTGGGGGCGCCGCCCTTGATGGGGTAGATCGGCCGTCCGTCGCGGCGGCGACCGATGGGGCGTACGCGGGCGAAGTTGCTCATGCCCTCGTCCTTTCGGTCCGTGGACGGCGCGCAGCCGCCCAGATGTCTGGGTGTCTGCGGTCCGTCTTTCACGGCCGGTGGATCGCGCCCGGCGTGCACTGGGCTTTCACGTCCGGTCAGTGCGGCCCGGATGGGGCGAGGGTAGATCGAAACGGCCACGCCGCGTGTGGGGGGTGTGCGCGACGGGTGTCTACCTGCGTCGTCTTCCCCCGCGGGCGCGGCGTGGCAGGGCCCGGAACGAGGAGCGGCGGGCCCATCGGCGGGCGAACGGTTGGCGGGTGGCGAACGCCCACCGCCACTGGCGCCGGCTGCGGAAGCGGCCCATCACGCGCCGCCGATCGTCATCAGCCGCAGCAGCGCCGCCCGCCGCTGCCGTTCCCGCATCCGCCGCGCCGCGGCCGCCTGCTGCTCCTGCTCGACCCGCTCGTCGAGGGTCGGAGCCTCCACCTCCTCGTAGAGGTCACCGAGCGCGCTTCTCACCGTCTTCAGCTTCGAGCCGGGCACCGCCGCCATACGCGCGGTGATCTGCGAGACCTCGACGAGCCGAGCGCCCTTGATGTTCGCGAGCACCGCTTCCCGATCCTCGTCGCTCATCTCCGCGAGCTTTGACCAGTCGGGCAGGTCGGTCCGCACGAACCCGACGCTGAGCTCGGAGGCCGACCCGGACCGGGCCATCGTCCGTGCGTCCCGGCCCGCCGCGGTGTCGTCGTACCGGCCGCTGATGTAGAGCCCGTCGTCGCGTTCCTCGGCGGTGAATGTGCCGATGGGCTGGTAGGGCGAGTGCATGAACAGCAGCGCGTACGAGCCGCGCAGCCCCTTGCGGAACGCCCTGGGGTGGAACGTGGTGCCGTAGGAGTCGACGACGCCGTACCGGCACGCGAGGCCCTCGAACGTGCCGTCACCGCCGCCGTCGAGTCGCCAGTTGATCTCTTCCAGGGACCTGAACTCCAGCTCCATCACTGGCCTCCTTTGGCCTGCTTGATCGCGTGCTCGGCGTACACCTCGGCGACGCCGTTCATGACGTCCCGGTGCGACGACGAGAGGTTCGGCGCGTACCGGTAGACGGCGCGCCCCTTGGTGTCGCGGCCGTCGTACTCGTAGACCACCTGGCCGCCGCCGAACGTCATCAGGCGCGGGAGCTCGCCGTCGGCGTCCGGCCGGACCGCGATGTCCGCCTTGCCGTCGAACGGGCCGCGGCGCACCTCGGCGAACGGAACGCCCGGGGGGCAGTACGCGCCGCGGTACTGGGCGTGCCCGGCGGGCTGGAGGATGGCGGCAACCTCGCCGCGCAGAAGTGTCGCCACGCTACTCACCTCGGCCGATCATCTTGGGGTTCGCGTACTGATCCACAAAGTCCGTCTCATTGCTGGCCAGGTCGACGGCGGCGCGAACGAAGCAATCCTTCGCCTCCAGCAGCTTCCGCAGACCAGCGGTCAGCTCGGGCCCGTCCGGCAAGGTCGCGATCATCTTGTGGGCGAGGTCCCCGCACACGGCGCTGACCTCCTGGAGGTGCTGCGGCAGGTGCGCGTACTCGAAGTACCTCGCGAGGTGCTGGATACCGGGGTGCCGCTGGCTGTAGTCGGTCATGATCAGGACTCCTCGTCGAAATGGAAGGTGAGTGCGCACCGGCACTGGATGGACTGGTTCGCCGGCGCCGCAGGGTCGGCCGGCCACCGTGACTCCGTGAGCGGGAACCGCTTGGTCATCGCCACCGTGGTCCCCTTGGCCGCGCGGTGCGTCGCCCGGGTGCGGGCGTCGTCCGTGGAGAGCCACGTCTTGCGCACCGCACCGGCGTCGAGGGCGGCCAACCAGGCGGAAGCGTTGTACCCGCCGACGGTCTCGGTGCGGGCGATCATCGTGGCCCGGTAGTCGCTGAGGTTCGTGAACACGCGCTGCAACCTGGCGCGGAGCTCGGGTATCGACTCGCCCTCAGCCACGCCGTGCGCGAGCACCTGCGACCGGATCACCTGCTCCGTCGTCGCGGTCACCTGCCCGGCGAGCTCCTCCACCCGGTCCCGCAGGGCGCGGGCGACGTCCGGCTCGTCGAGGTCGAACGACCCGGTGATGCTCACGCCGCCGCGGCGCCACACCCGCTCGACGAACGGCCGCATGATCTCGCCCGTGCGGCGACGCCAGTACCGGCCGTCGAACAGGTCCCGCAGCGCGATGCGCTCCTCCCACCCGTCCGGGCCCGTCGCGACGTCCATGTCCGTGGCGCGGGCCGCGGGCACGGTGTCGAGGTCCGGCGGCGCGAGGGTGAGCGCCTGCTCGCGGGCCAGCGCGCACGCCTGCGCCCGCACCTCGGCCAGCCATTCCGTGGAGCGCTGCGGCTTCTTCATCAGCCGATCGAAGTCGCGGAGCACCCGTTCGCGCTGCTCCCGTGCCAGCGTCCGCACCGCGCGGCGGCCGACCTCCTCCAGCTCGTCGTACGCCTCGTTGATCTCCGTAAGCGACGGCGATGACGGGACGTCGTCGGCACGCGTCAGCTCCCGACGGGCGGGCGCCGGACGGGCGTCAACCTGCGGCGGGACGCCCCCGAGCAACCGCGTGAGCGCAGCCTCGACGGCCCGCTCGACGACGGGCCCGACGTCCGTCGGCGACGGCTGGAGACGGGACCAATCCACGTCCCATGACCGCGCCTCGTCCGTGCCGGCCGCGCCCTGAACGGGGGCGAACTGGGCGCGGTACGGGGTGAGGGTGTGGGCACCGAGCCCGTTGGGCAACGGATCCAGGCCGAGCACGGCGCGTGCCTCGTCCACGGTGGTGATGTCCGCGTACATGCTGGCGCGGGCCCGGTTGGCTTTCGAGTCCTCCGCTTCCTGGAGTGCGTCGACACCGGACAGGTCGAACTCGGCCTCTTCGCCGTCGGACGGGAGGAGCAGCCGGTCGACATCGGACGCGATGATCTCCAGCTTGGGTTTGATCGTGTCCGACCAGAGGGTCGCTTTGGCGGCGGCGCGGTTCTCGTACGTCGTGCCGGCGGCGAGGTAGTCGTGAGGCACACCGAACGCCATCATCACTTCGGCGGCGTTCGCCATGCGCGATTCGAGGTAGTCCATTTCCTCGGCGGTCAGCCCTACACGGGCGTACGACACGGGCGTGCCACCGCCGGGCGGCGACGCAACGAGCAGGTTCTTACCGGCGTTCGCCGGGCCCTGGATCTGCGACCGCCAGGCCGCGCGGGCGGCGGCGAACTGCGTCTCGTCCATCTGCCCGAGGTAAACGACGCCCGTCGGCGACGCCCCGTTCGCATAGCTGGAGCGCTGCCACTCACGCGCATACGCGTCCATGTCGACGGCGTGCCGCGCCGCCTTCCACGGGGCCAGGCACCCGAGCGGATCGAACGGGTGCGGATACCTCAACCAGAGCATCTCTTCCGGCAGTACCGGGACCTGCTGCCCGTCCGCCCGCCGGATCATGAACCCGAGCAGGTCGGCCGTCGTGGGCCGCTGCGCGAGGGGCTTGGACACGATGACGTCCACCTGATCGAACACGATGTGCGCTTCGCCCACGGGCCCGAGCCCGGTCTCTCCCCGGTCCAGCCACACGAAGCTCTGCCCGGCGAGCTCGCCTTGCTGGAGGATCAGCGACTTGAACACCCGCGCACTCATCAACGGGTTGGGCCGCTTGTTGAAGAGCTGCGCGATCTCGTGTCCCTCGATCACCGACCCGTCCGGCCGGCGCACCACCAGCGGCACGCTGCTGCCGTTGTCGGCGATGGCGGCCACGCACCGGTACGCAACCGCGCTGTTCGCGTAGCCGCGGGCCTCCGCGTCGAGGTCGATCGTGAGGGACTGCTGACCGCCGATGGACGCCACGGTGATCGGGCGCCGCTCCCGCAGCGTGTCCAGCCCTACGGCGCGCCGGCCGAACAGCGCGTCGGCTACGTCTCGGAATCGTCCCACGTGTCCTCCTACGCGACCGCGGCCAGGTTGCCCGCGGGGGCGAGCATCAGATCAGTGAGGGCCCACACGTACGCGTCCAGCCGGTCCGGGGAAGCGTCGCCCGGTACCCACGTAGCGAGCTGCTCTTCGAGCTCGGGCAGACTGGCGACGATGTGGGCGGAGCGCTGCTCGGTGAGGGCGGCGACCGGCTCGGCGCGGGTCGCCTTGCCGCGCGAAGCATGAACGGTCCGGTAGTTCACGGTCGGGTCGATCTGCCGGATCACGGCGCCGATCCACTCACCGCCGTTGTTGACCTCCGCGACGATCGCGTCCGCCCCGTGCTTGTGGTACGCGCGGATCGCGCGGCGCGCGGCCTCGACCGGCGGCATGCGGCCGGACAGGTCATCGAGCACGTACCCGTGCCGCCTGCTGAACCCGTTCTTGTCGGGCAGGTACGCAGCGCCGAGCCCGGCCACCACGATGCCCATTTCGTCCGACTCATCACCCGACGTGGCCGCCGGGTCCATGGCGACCACCACGCGGGCCATGGCCGGGGCCGCACCGACCCGCGCGGCGTCCAGCCCGTCGAGCGACCAGAGCGCGCCCTCGATGTCGGTGAGGAGCTCCCCGTCGAGCTCCTGCCGCTCCAGCCGGGTGCCGGCGTACTTCTGGATCAGGAAGTCCCGGGTGGCTTGCGGCAGGTGGATAGCGTCCCGGGTCCGCCCGCGGGTGACGATGACGTCCGCGCGCTCCCGCAGCGCCTTGAGTTCCTTGCGTGGCTTGGGCGTCGTCGAGGCGATGTAGTGCGGGGTGGGCCCGATGCGCAGACCCATTTCGCTGTGGGTGATCGCCTCGCTCAGCCGGCGCATGGCTGCGGCCTCCTCCATCCAGACCAGGCAGCGGTTACCGCCGGCCCGGAGCCGCTCGGCGTCGTCCGGGGTGTGCGCCCCGAACAGCTTCGCCTCAGCGCCGTTCGGCCACCGGGCGAACGTGCCGCCCGAGGTGGTCCTGAGCACGACGCGCGGGTCGTGCGCCCTGAGCCCGGACGGGCCATTCACGCACGCCTCGACGGCGTCACCCTGCGTGGGGGCGATGATCGCCATGCGGTGACCGCCGCGGAGCCGCGGGTCACACGGGGGGCCGTTGACGTGCGCGACCATGTAGCGGGCGCAGCCGTCCGTCTTGCCGGTGCCGCGGCCTCCGAGCTGCAACCACCAGCCCATGGTGGGGATGTGGTCGGGCGGCACCTGCCACGGGTACGGCGTCCACTTGTTCCAGCGCTTCCGCCACAGCCGGGCGCGGAGCTCCTCCTCCAGCAGCTCCAGCTCGGCCGGTGACATGCCCTTGAGGCGCGCGTCGAGGTCCACGGTCACAGCTCCGCGAGCTCCTCGGCGAGGGCCTTGATCCGGGCGGTCATCTCGTCGGTGACCGTCACCGACGCCTTGACGGGGGCGTACAGGCCGAGGAGTTTCGCCTCGTGGTCCATGGCACGGATCATCGCGACGGCGGCCTGCGCATCCCCCGCCCGAACCTGCGGCATCAGCCCGTCGATGATCTCCCGGACGGTCGCGATCTGCTCGCCGACGTACGCCCCGAACTCGGCGGCCGCTTCCTGGTGGAGCCGCTCCCTGCCGCGCTTCCACGCGGTGTGCGCTTCCTTGACGTCGCAGCCGAGCCGCTCGGCGATCTGCCGGAAGGTGAGCCGATCGCGGGTGCGCAGGCGTACGACGTCGTCCTCGCGCTGCCGCGCAATGTCCTCGTTCTGCTTTGTCGACATGTCCGTACGCCTCCCTGCTGGGGAGGGTACGGATTTGCGGCGCCCCAAGATCCGGGGGTCCGCGCGACGCTCAGCAGGCGTCGTGCTTCCACGCCCCGTCCTCACGGACCCACGGCTGCGCCTGCTGGCTCAGCTTGGGGACGTCGTACGTGTACGACACCCGGGCCATGTCGCCGCTGATCTGATCGACGGTCAGCGTGCGGATCTCGTGCCGGCCGAGGGTCTTCACCGTCTGCTCGACGAGCGCGCGGTATACGGCCGGCTGTGCCTTCGCTGCGCACCGGGCGGAGAGCATCCGGTGTGCGGCGGCGGCGTCCGGCTTGAAGTACGCCGCGGAGTAGGCCCGTACAGCCTGCTCGACGGCGGCCCGGTCGGTGTCGGCCGGCTCCGGCTTGTCGGTGGCGGCGGACGCTCCGGGTTTCGGGCTGGCGGTGGCGGGCGGGTTGTCCGCGGTGCCGGAGCAGGCGGTGAGGGTGAGCAGGGCGAGGGCGGTGAGGGCCGCGGGGTGTGTGCGCATGCGGGTCAGGATGACCGACGGTCGGGCGGTGGGGGCCGGGTGTGATGGTGTCGTGACATGCGGGCGCCCCGTCGGGCGCTGTACCGGGCGGGGCGTGGAGTCCGCAGCGCGCAGCAGCCAGGAGCGCGGGTAGGGACGTGTCCACGGTACGAGTGTGCGGGGCGCAGCGTAAGGCCCCACCGCGTCGGGGGCGCGCGGTGGGGCCGGTCGGTCAGTGTCCGCAGCCGGGCCGCGACCACCAGCCGCAGGCGGCGCAGTACTCGTAGCCGAGGGCGGCGAGGAGGCGGTGGATCATTGCTCGGTCACCTCCTCCCGCACTGGGTGCAGGATGCAGATAACCTCTGCTCGGTCCCTCTCCACTCTTGCGATCTCGCCTGTCTCACCTGCGAAAACGTCACCGGAAGGGGTGCCCCTCTCCGGTGGGGGAGTGGCGGACGAATCGGACACGCGGCGGCGGACGGACCACCACACCGCCGCGCCACCGGCGGCCCAGACCGCGAGCACCCCGGCTTCGGCGGACACGGCGAACACGACCGCGAACGCTGCGGCGACGAGCACCGCGGCAACGCAGCCACCCGCGCCCCGGCCCGCAGTCTCCCCGGCGAGCTGCTCCTGCTCGTCCATCAGAGCGCCCCGTACAAGGTGGCCCCGGTCCAGTTCACAGCCTGCGCCAGCGGGACCGCGGCGACACCGGCGACACCGGCCGAGGTGCCCAGGCAGATCCCGCACCAGGCGCCGCGCTTGAGGTCCGAGCCGTACCGAGATTTCTTCGCCGCGGCGAGCATGCCGCCGGTGAGGATCAGCAGGATGGCGCCGCCGGTCTGCGTGAGCGGCAGGTAGGCGACGCTGCCGGCGGTCTGCCCGGCCTGCCCGCCGACGCCCCAGACGAGGGCGACGTCGCCGAGCCAATTGGAGATCCACAGAACGCCGTCGGCGATCCAGCCGATGAATCCGCCGATCCCGAGGGTGACGAGCGCGCCGTACGCCCACGCGGCGAGGAACGGCGCGAGGCGCCCGGCGTGGCCGAGCGGGTCGGTTCGCAGCGCTTTGACGCCGGGCCACCAGCCGACGAGGGTGACGGTGAGGATGATGAGCCCGACGGTGACGCCGCCGAGGGTGACGATGGTCATGGGTGTCCTCAGTGGAGGATGGCGACGCCGAGCGCCGCGAGGGTCAAGATCAGGGCGACGGTCCCGGCGATGGGCGGGACGTCGTGAAGCGCGAGCGCGCAGAGACCGAGCAGCGCACCGAGCGCTGCGAGCAGGAAGAACCAGCCGAACCCGGGCACGGCAGCGGCTACGCGGTGTGGAGGGCCGGCGGATAGTCGGCGAGGTCCGGCTCGTGCTTCTCGACCTCGGGGCGCAGCGTGCCGCGGATGGTGGAGTCGCCGACGCGGCCGTACCCGGCGGCGAGGAGCGCATCGCGCATGGCGGCGGTGCCGGGTCGGGTGCCCGTGTCGTACAGCCGGCGGATCACGGCGCAGCGCGGGTCGCTGTACTTGATCTGCTCGGGGGCGGCGGGGGCCGGCTGCTCGACGACGGGCGGGAGCTGCGGCGCACGCTGCGGCATCGGCGGTACGACGGGGGCCGGGGTCTTGTCGACGACGCGCTCGACGACGGGGGCGTCGACATGCGGCGACGGGGCGGCGACGGGCGTCACCTTGGGCACCGGGGTGGCCGCGAGGTGCAGCAGGTGAGCCAGCACCGCCGGGGGCACCATCGACGTGACGGCGATCAACCATGCCTGGTTGTGGTCCATGTGCCCGGTCTGGACGAGGTGCGCAACGACCTGCGCGGCCAGCGCGAGGACGATCGCGAACGCTGCACCGATGGTGGCGGACGCCTTGCCGCGGGCTCCCTTGGGGCGGGTGGCGGCGACGACGGCGGCGATACCGGCGTAGGCCGAGAGAGAGAACGGCATGCCGTACGCCCACGGGTCAGTCCACCCGGCGTACTTGGCGACGTGGTACTCGCCGGGCATCGACATGACGAGGGTGGCGGCGAGGACTGCGGGGCGGCCGGCGGTGGTGGCGACGCGGGCGTACCAGGGTGCCGCTGCGGGTTGTGCGTGGGTAGGCTGCTGCTCAGCCATGGGAGCTCACTTCTCCTGTGGTCAGGCCCTCGGCTGGTGTTCCCGCACCGTCCGGGGGCCGGTCGTTTGTGGGCGTCGTCGGGCGTCGTCGGCCCGTCGTGACGCGGTGAGGGGTACCCCTCACGGATGGAGGGTACCCCTCACGGGCGTGATGTGCACGCCTACGCTCCGGATCCGGAGGTGATCAGGTGAGTGCGGTCGAGGATGTGCGGGCGGCGCTGCTCGCGATCGAGCAGATCGGCAGTGCGGCGGATCGGGCCAAGGTGGCGACTGACCTGCTGCGGGAGTGGCCGGAGCTGCACCGGACGCTGCGGGAGATCCGGCAACAGGCGGTGGTGACGATGGCTGAGTCGGGCATGGACTATCCGGAGATCGGCGAGGTGATCGGGGTGGATCGCTCGCGGGCGTGGCAGATCGCGAAGGGGAAGTAGCGCTCGTCGTCGGCACCCGTCCGACGGGCGTTGACGTGCGTCCCGGTCCGGCCCGGGTGACGCTGGTGGTGTGTCTGCGCGTTCGCCCGTGATCGTCTATCCGCCGTCGCCGACGGGCGGCCGCAGGGTGCGCGTGGACCGAGAGATCCTCGGCCTGGCGTACAGCGTCAAGGATGTGACGGAGTTCCTGCGCCGGGCCGGCCTGGATGTCGACGAGGTGGACGTGGAGGCGACGGGCCTCATCGAGTGGCGGGGTGGTGGGCCGGACGTCTGGACGTGACGGAGCCCCGCCGCGGATTCGAACCGCGCGCCCGTCGGCACTGGGGGTGCCGGGTTGGTCGGGCTTGCCTATGCGGGGCGTGATGTATCAGAAGTACTTGCGCTTACCGTGCGCCTCGTTCAGCCTGGCCGCCCGACGGATTGCCCAGCCGATACGGCTGTACGTCCTCGTCCAGATCGAACCGTCGCGCGTGTCCTTGACGGCGTACCCGTGGCGCACTTCCACGACCTGAAACCGTGCTGGGTTCATCTCTCCTCCTGCGGCCTGCCTCCTCAGCGCGGGTAGGCCATGCCCCGCGGACGCCCCGGAGGGGGGGCGTTTCGGCTAGTGACCGGTGCAGTCGACGACGTGGTGTCCCTTGCCCCAGTGGTACTTCAGCGGGCATGCCTGACACTCGGCGACAATCGGTCGGAGGTCGGAGCACTTGACCCACTGCCGTGATCGCGAGTCCAGCAGAAACACAGAGCAGTAATACACAGGCTCACGGTTGTTGAACGCTCCGCTGAGGATCGGCGCGGACAGGATCTCCACGCGCATTCCGCCCCACGTCGCGTGCCGACCGACACCCGGAATCAGAGGCTTCGTCATCGTCGTCTGCATGTCCCCTCCAGTGGTCTGCCTCGTCAGGCCCGGTAGACCAATCCCGGACGACGCCCCGGAGGGCGTTTCGGCTGTCAGCTCCGCGCGTCGCGCCCGTCGATGACGGCTCGATAGTGAGCGTCGAGCTTGATGGCAGCCGCCCTAACGTGCTCCGGCGTCTGCGGGCTCTTGCGGAGCGTCAGCAGCTCTCGCCGAACTGCACGAATGTCGCGAGTGCTCAGCGTGCTGGTGGCCATCTCGTCCCCTCTCCTGGGGCGCCCCGTGCGAGGCGCCGTGGTGTACGTACACCGTAGCGTCGGGTGTACGTACACCGCAACCCCTCTCCCTGGATCCCTGTACGTACACCCCGCTACCATCGCCCCATGCCGAACGCACCGCGCACCCAACACCGCTCCGTCCGCATCGACGACGCCGACTGGGCGGACCTGAAGGAACGCGCCCCCGACGGGGACCGCTCCGCGGTGATCAAGGAACTCCTCGCGTGGTACCTGCGCCGGCCCGGGGCGAAGCTGCCGACGCGGCCCGACGTGCCGGCCCCCGACGTCCCGTCGTCGGGGGGCTGACGGGGCGTCGCTGCTGCGTCAACGACCGTCGTCGTCCGCCCCGTCGAGGGCGGCGAGGATGCGGCTCGCGTGCCCGCAAGGGAGGTCGCGGCATGCGCCTTGCATACGGTCAAGGACGGCACGCGCGGCGTCGCCCTCGCGGAGCTCCGTCTCGACGTGCTGGCGCAGGAGCGCGCCCTCGTCGGTGGAGAGCACTCCGCGGCCGGCGCGGGAGAGCAGGACGCCGAGAGAGTCGCGCCGGGCGGAGCGGAGCACGTCGTCGCTGGCGCCGGCGCGGGCCAGCAGTACCCGCAGCGGCGTCCCGGCGGGCGTCGTCGTCGCGTCGTCGGCGTCGTCGGTGACGGGCGTCGCGAGGGCGTCGGCGATGCGTCGGACCTGCGTCGTCAGGTGCTCGACGGCTCGGACGACGAGCAGGGCGGCGGGTCGGTAGGGGTCGGGCATGTGGGCTCCTCGTAGTCGGCGAGGTCCCGTAGGACGTCGCGGTGCCAGTGCGGTTCGCTGCTGGGCGTACAGGGGGCATAGGCGGGGCCGTGGCACTGGAACGGACAGGCGGCGCACGGGCCTGTCACCGGAGTGCCTCGTCGAGCGCGGCGCGGGTGATGGCGGCGGCGTCCTGGGCGGCGGTGCCGACGTGGACGCTGTGGGGCCGTGCTGCGCGCTCGGCGCGGTGGGCGGTGGCGCGCTGCTGGCGGCGGTGGTCGAGGTAGGTGAGCAGGCCGAGGATGGGGATGGACAGGGCGGCGAGGAGCGCGGGAGCGGCGGTCACGGCTTCACCACCGGCAGGACGTTCCGGCCGCACCACACGGCTACACGCAGGGTGATCTGCGCGGCCAGATCCTCGTGGCCCTGCGGGCCGAGCCGGACGGGCGTGGTGCGCATCGCCTCCTCGACGACGCGGTACAGCGGCAGCAGCTCGCGCAGCATCTCGACGTCGGTCATGCCTGGTTCGCGGGGAGCGGTCATCGTCCGTCGCCCCTCACGCGGCCGTGGCGAGGGTCTGACGGCCCGTACGCTGCCGCTCCCGACGTGCGGTCACTTCACGCGCCTCCGCGGCCCTACAGGCCCGGCAGGGCGCCTCACCGAGCAGCCGGTGGATTGCCGCGCCCTGGCACGTCCCGCCGGCCGCGTGTGCCCGCTCCAGCCGCTTTTGGCGGTCCAGGGTGAGCCGCTCCTCGTGCGCTGCCTGGCACACGTCGCACTCCTCACCGAGCCGGTAGTGCGCCTGGTACGCCGGCTCGTCCCCGCACGGGCGGCGGATGCGGCCCTCTTCGTCGAGCCATGACGAGCCGCGCCGGAGCGCCGCGCGCTCGCGGGTGGTGGTGCCGCCCCAGACGCCGATCTCGCTGCGGTCGAGGGCCCAGTCGAGGCAGGCGGTCCGGAGGGGGCAGGCGGCGCAGAGGGTCTTGGCCTGCTCTTGGTCGGTGGGGCGGGTGGAGTGGAAGAGGTCGGGGTCGGTCTGGGCGCAGAGGGCGGTGGCGGCGGTGAGGAACTCGGGGAGGGTCAGCATGGGG